AAGGCGGAAGTCAAGAAGGCTGCTCTGGCTGAAGCCGATAAGCTCAAGGATGTTGCGCTGGCTGAAGTCCGCAAGTGCTGCCCGTCATTTTTTACGAAGAAGGTATAAATAAATGGCAGGATGTATGATGGATGCAGGTAAGCGCACGATTCGTCGTCGTGGGTACACTACGAAAAGGGGGGTGCATGTGCGTTCGCGCCGTGTTCGCGATATGGGCGCACCCGGCAAGTGGGCATCAAAACATGGACCCGGCATTGGACCTCTAAAAGAAGGTGAACTCGTCAAGAAAGGTTATACGGTAACCAAATCGAAGACGGCTCGACACACTGCGTTGCGTAAAGCGGTGCGTTCCTACGGCGCCCTGTCTACTTTTCGTAAACTGAATGCGGCGTCCACCTACACGAAACGTACCTCAAAAGGTCGCTCCAAAACGTTCAAGGCGGATCGCAATTGGGTAAAGAAATCCTTTATGTAATATAATAAATGGATCTGATCAGTTCTCTCATATCAGCCTTGCTGTTTGTGGCGTTCGTTCCCGGTGTACTTGTGACTCTACCTTCCAAGTCATCGCCCCGTACTCATATCATTATTGTCCACGCTCTTCTATTTGCCGTAGTCACGAGCCTTGTGATGCGGTACTACTGGATCAATATCAAGGGTTACCTTGAGAAGTTTGGTAACTTTGGAGCCGTGTGCCCGAACGGATTCGTTCAGCAGGGAAATGATTGTGTCCCAACCGGTCATGCGACATACAGTGTTGATTCTGGAAAGGTGCCGCAGCCGTCAGAATCTTCCCCTTAAATAGAATAAATGCAGAAGAAGTCTATTCTACTGCTTGTTGGAATAGCCGCTGCGATATTTGTCTTCGTGAAGTATGTGCTTCCACGCCTTGAAGGGTTTGCGAACCCTGATACGAAAGTAAATCCAAAGTGCCCGAAAGATTACACTCAGTGCCCTTCGGGAGACTGCATTGATTCCCGCGATCCTCACCAGACATGTGGACATGGAACTGACGCATACTAACGTACAAAACGGAATTAGTTTTGGTAAGGTATAGAGTCTCATTACAGCCTTTAACGACTACAACATGACTGATATGCTTATCGACATGAACGAGCACATGATGTCATCCTGCTGGGGTGACGAGGCAATTGCCGACACGCAGACCGATACGGTTCAGCTTGTCGTCAACAATCACAAGAAGCTCACGTGGGGTATCCCGCTAGAGCGTGTTATGGAGATTCCTGAGGACGGTGAGTCGCTTATGAAGTACATGGATGTGTGTTCAAAGAAGATGGAGAATCTCGCGAAGGAGCGGGAGAAGTTTAAGGATATTCCTGAGGCGGTTAAGTACATCGAGCACATTGCGCTGGAGAAACGTATTTGGACCAAGAAGCGAAGCGAGTACGCTGAGCATTATCTTGAATCTGATCTCGCGATTGCCCATGAGATGGGAATCGGTGACCTACAGGCTGAGATAGATGCCGCTAAGATGGCGGGTGACTATGAAGGATATACGAACATGCTTTCGAAGATCGAGTATCTTCGCAAGACGATGGCGCTGTACAAGAAATGGGCTGGAGACAGTAAAAAGCTCGATTGAGCATAAAACTATAAACGGAGTTAGGATGGAAACATCCTCTCCAATTTTTTAATTTACCATCCAGGTGGTTCCTTGTGTTCCGCCTGACGTTCAAGATACCGCGTCTTGACGTTCTGGGGTAAGAAGTGTTTATTGAGTACAGCTTCTACAACAGACGGGTCGAACTGCTTGCATGAGAAAACATCTAGATACATATCATTGGACTCTTCTACAAAATGGGCGGTGATATTTGACGTTTCAATAAGCTGAACAAGTGTGTATCCTTTCTTATTGCCTGTTCCAAACATTACGATTTGTGGCTTGCCGTAGGCGACCATGTCGATACGCTTGACAAGCGTGTGAGTAAACTGTTCAATATTACGGGCACAACGGATGGAGCTGGGAACGCAGTTGGCAGCATCTACGATGAGATGATACCCCCAGCGACTAATCATTGATATGTTCTTGAAGAAGAAAATAATGTGAAAGCCTTATCACTTACGACGAGGCTGGCGATGAGTCTTGCGAGTCTTACGCACCCGATTCTTGCGCTTCTTACCACCCCTACCACGACGAACGGTCGTTGGGGCAAACATTTTTATGTCAGTTTTAGGAGGAAGTGGTGGAACTCGAAAACGCCGAGGAATATGGGATTGGTCTAAAGGTAAACCATATCCACTCATTTGATTTTTATCTCCGAAGAAAGTATATCGACATGTGGTGGATGGCTCTTTACGCTGCTGCGCTTTTCTTCGTGCTGACACCTGGCATTGTTCTGTCCTTACCCCCGGGCGGATCAAAGACGACGGTTGCCCTCACCCACGCTGCAGTGTTTGGCGCAGCTTGGATGCTCACGCACAAGCTGGTGTGGAAGGCGGTCCATTAAACTACACAGATCGAATAAACTCCCACTTCAAATAATCACAAATCTTTTGCCAGATCGCGTCGTGAGAAATTAGACGGTCTCTGGATTTTAGTAGCGGAAAATAAACCTTGTACTCATCTAACTCTAGGAGTTCAAAGAACTTATAGAGAATGTATGAATAGGATAAAAAATTGGTTCGGTCGTCAGGACAATAAATCAAAAAAGGAGCTTGGATTTCCTGAAACATTGCTCTTATTTTTTCTTCAATTTCAGGAGTAATTGTAGGGGGAGGGTTACCATTAAGTCTAGAAATAATATGAGTAGCATGCTCATAATACTTCGATCTGTTCAGCTTTTTTAAGATTTCGCGCATATCCTTTTCCGTTAATTCCGCAACATTTTGGATACGGCGCTTCTTAATTTCCAGTACAACCTCGTTCATCACTTCATTTGGGATGATGGTCGACTCCTTGGCCTGAAACTGGTTCAAAATCTCGTTCAGGTGATTGATTTTCTTGTAAGCATAATTATTTCTTTCTTTTGGAGGATCGCGGAATGAAGGGAAATCTGATACAACGAGCATATACTCTTCCGATCCACAGTTTGGACAGACTAGAATGCCTTCTTCCGAAACCTCTTCGCGAGAAATGTTACAGCGGTCACAATGCTCTACAACAGCTTGCTTTACATCCACCGCTTCTCCAGTATTTAATTTCATCCGTGAAATGTATTCGTCATATAACTTCTTCTTGGAAGGAGCTGCAGTTGCAGATGATTGAGCGAGATATTTGACGAAAGTATTGGCGTCGGACGGTAAACAAGTTGTGTTTTGAACCTTTTCACCGGTTCCATAATATTTCAGGATAATATCGGCATTTTTCAAATAATAATCTTCTAGTTGATTTTCGTTATCTAATCGATCGGACAAATTACGAGTTTCTTCGCGAAGTTTAGTAGCCTTTAAAATATCATCTAATGCCGTGGATGTTTCTAACCGTTCTAATTCTTTGGTGTTCTCTTCTAACTTCTTTTCCATCTCTTCAATATTTGTTGTTTCTTCCTTAATGGTAGACACAACAGACTGGTGGATAGAATCTAAAGTTCCGGACACAGTATCCGGCTTCTTTGCTCGAATATCTCTGGACTTCTTAATTCGGAAAACATTGTCCATTTGTAAACTTCAACTTTACTCTCTTAAAACTCTACTTCCATAGTAAAATAGCTAATGCCACCCCAGCAACAACAGTGGGAATGAACGCACTGAATCCGGGATTAAAGTTCTCAAATGATTCTGACGGTGCCAAACACTGTGATACATCAACTTGTGCGCACTCATTTGCGTCAAAATCCGGGGAGAGAGATGTTGTCAGGAATCGAGCGGGCGCTCCATCTGTTACCGTGCACTTGTAGCATTCACACGGAGGAGAAGCGTCAGCCATCAGAGAGTTCATCAAGTAAAGAGGATTCAAACTTTCGATATCTCCAATGACTCCTGGAATCAAACCCTGGATTCCCGATCCAAGTTCTGACATTCCTTGGGGTAATAAATCTCCTACACTTGGTTTGTTATTTATATAATTGTATCGAGGCTGCAAAGATCCATCAGGAGCAGTGCAAGTCCCGCCAGTGTTCACGAAATACTGGTTGCCTAAAGGAGGATCGCCATCAATTAAAGTAGAAACATATGTTCCAATTCCCGACATATTCGTTCCAAGCTGACTGAACGATCCATCAGTTCCAATACCTAGAGAAGAAGGTGCCGGAACATGATCAGTATAACTGTATGAAGGTCCTAAAACATCTGTTTCGACATTCGATGCACCATTTTTAATATCGGTCCAAAGCGAGTTTTTTCCTAGATCTCCCATTAATTTGTTGCGTGATTTTTAATGAAATCATTTTTAATGTACTCAATAACTTGCTCTTTATAAGTCGAATTAGTGAGGGCACATGGTCTTTGTTTGAGGATAGAATCAGAAGCAAGTTTGAATGAATAGTTAAACTTCTTACACACAAAAAGGAGAGCCAAGAACCCTGAGCGGTTGATTCCACACTGGCAATGAATGTAAATGTTTTTAACATCAGGACTGCGAAGGAATGCAGTGATAGTCTCTTCGAACTTGGGGTACCATTTTCGAATATCTTCTTCTAGACTATCTAGGGCCTCTAAACACATATAATTTTGCGGATACTTCTCGCGAAACCATACTGGGCTATCTTTATTAAAAGCGCAATTAATAACATGAGTGATATTATGATGCTTTACAAACCCTGGATCGAGGTACATTCCCGGTCCAAACATGATATTGGTGTGTAGTTTGGCGGGTGGATCATTTTGCCACCCTTTGGACCTCCGACGAAAGGAGAACCACTCCATTACTAGTTAAAAACGAATCTGTTTTAATGAATGTAGAATATCTTAAAGTCGCAATGGATTACTCGTCCGTATTTCAGAACACGCATTTGCATTATGCCATTATCGAGAAGCACGGTAAGGAAATCGCAAGTTCGCGCAATAGGGTTGGTTCCCGCTCTCGTGGATGTGGGTGGTCGAACAATACTATACACGCAGAACGCGCAGCTGTGAAAAGTCTAGGCGACACTTCACAACTTCGTGGTTGTATTTTGACAGTTGTACGAATTAACAAGCAAGGCAAGATCTTGAACTCAGAACCTTGCTCTGATTGTATTAAGTTTCTCGAAAAGTGTATTAAGAAGTACGGGTTGTTGAAGGTCCTGTACTCTTCAAACCAGGGAGCTTCCCAGTGTGCCCACGACATAACCGACAGCCACTGCCACCCCAGCAAGGATCGCCGCGCCCATGTATGAAGGCACTCCTCCCGCAGTGTAAGTGTTAGGAATGTACTGCAAAATTAGAGACCGGGGCGTCGAAAGTGAAATAATCATAGCAGCTAAGAAAAACCCAAAATAGGTCATTAAGTTTTTGAATGCATACCTTACTGTGCTAAAGGTATGTGCCTGACTGTACAACTGTGCAGCGGGCTTGTTCTGATTCTGCCCCGTCGTCATTCCATTCGTAACGAATGGGTCTGTGCCTCCGGTCACAATTGGAGAAAAGGTCGTAGACTGCGGCAGGCTCGGATTCTGGACAGGTCCGGATCCCATAAGTTCACTCAAATCAGTTGCACCGTCCATCTTTATTTAAAAGAAGGTAATTCACACTTGGCGTCTTCCGCATGGTAAGTATAGCACTTTTTATTGAATGGTACGGTCTTACCCTCAATATCCGCAACTGGGACTGATAAGGTAGTTTTTGTAGGGATTGGACGGTGAAAAAGCATGATAGTAACTCCTAGCCCAATAAGGAACGAAAGGAATGGAATGGCTTTTTCATTACGAAATATCCCAAGAATGCGAGT